AGCGCTCATGGTCATCCTCAAGATGGTCCGGTGGCGTGTCTGGTGGTGGGCCAGGTGTCCAAGACTCGTCTAATTCTGGATTGGTCCACTTGGGCATTGCCCCAAATGGCTGGCTTGGAATGCCATTGGTTGTGGCATTAAACCCGTGATTGTTGCTGTAGCCATATTGACCCTGCATAGGCTGACACATAGGCTGGCCCATGGGTGGTGGCTGCTGCCTAGAAGTCATTGCCCGTTTACCAATAACCCCGCCAATACCGCCCACAATCAATAGAACGATATCGTTCAGCATCTTTGTATATGCCTGGTCAATGGGGGCCATGCTCTTGATTGGCTGGGTGACAAAGGTCACTGAGTACAAAAGCGCAATCACGATAAAGAAAAGAATTAGGGTGACAGCAAGCACCACAATGCTCCAGACCCTGACCTCGATCTCTTCAGTTGTTAGGTTTAACTTCGTCAACTTTTTTCTCCAAGATTGGTGCTACCAAGTATTCTGGGCAAGTCTGAGTAAACATACAGCGAGGCTTCTGACACTCAGTCGCATGAAAATTGTCAGGGTTCTGGCACTTATAGCGATACTTTTCTTCGCAGCCAGTTAGCAGTAAAAGAAGCAATAAATATCTCATTTGCCTAATCCTATTCTACCCAGCAGTAAATTAACGATCCGGTCGGAGAGGTCATCTGGCAAAAATTTGAGGAATCCAAGGGCGTATAAAGCCACACATCCATAAACGAATATCTTGAGGCATAGGTCAAAGGTTTTCTGATATTCATTCACCGACCGCACCTTCTAGTGGTGGCACAGAATTCCATTAACTCATTGACCCCAATAAACACCAAGAACAAGACAAAAGCCACACCGCCAATGATCATGGCCAGCTCATTCATCTCTTGCTCTTTCTTTTTTGCCGCTTTCTCTGCCTTCTCTAAAGATCGCAGCTCTCTTGCGTCATCGATATCCATCTGGTCCTGACGCGCCTTGATCTTGTTCCAAACGTCTATTTTTCCAGATTGCATAAAAAGCAGTTTTAGGCTTTCCTCGAAAGCTCGACTTTGTTCGAGGGCCATCTCGATTTGAAGTGCCTGGCCCATGTTTGAGCCTTTGTTCTTTTTAGCCTCAAGCAGAGCCTTTGTGGCCACACTCTTGGCATCAAACATCTTGCCAATCATGGGGGCAAGACCGCCTAGATCATTGGCCACCTTGCTGGCCTTCTTGACCATGCTGATGGCGCTCTGCAAACCTTCTAGCGCACTAATCGGATCGATGGGAATCATTTCTTTTCTACCTTTTTCCACTCAAGGCAAACAACCCTCCTATTGTAGACATCACCGGTCCATGACCACCTGATGCATCTATATTCGGCAGCTGCTAATAGGACCAGAGCATAGATCATGGCCAAAACAAAATGATGACAAAAAAGCACCAGGCAATGGTGGCAATTAAAAGAGCCGCAGCAATGAATGCCACGGCCCAGTCTTTCATAGCCCGAAAATCTTCTTAACGAATTCGGCAGCCACCCCTGGGCCAAACAACACGGCCACGATCACAGCATAGAGAAGATATTCAATCTTCGTCATGCGCTTGTCGCCATCGCGCAGTGACTTGTCGATGTTGTTATATCTCTCTAAGCAAATCGCTTCATGCACGGCAAGCCTTTTGTCAGTGTCGGCATCCATGATTAGATAGAAGTATCAACCCAATCAGGATTATGAGGCCAAGTGATAGTCGATCTTGCATCAGAAACAGTCGATGGAAAGTCTCTCAATGTCTGACGATATGTTGCCCACTCAGCTTTCTTTGGAATGGTGCAATCAGCAATCTGAGTCCAATCACAAGCAAGCAATAAAGCATTGCGTGTGGCTCTCAGTTGTGCCATTGCAGAATTCTTGGCTGCTTGGATTTCTTCAGCACTCATGTCAGCCACTTGAACGACAGAAACAAACTCACCATCGTCATAGGCAGAGCATGAAACCAACTTCTGAGTCAGGCTGTCATGTGCTTTAAAGGCATTGACCTTCTTTGCATTGTTGGCAGTTAAGAATTCATCACTTGGGCCGTTAGCATTAAATGATGTATTACTAAACAGTTCACGATAATCGCCTACTGTTATGGGGCTAGTTAAGATTGCAATTTGCATGATGTTCCTTAATATGGGCCTGTATCTGAGAAAGCCGCAGTTGGTGCTGTGAAGTTTGCTGTGTATCGGGCATAGCCTTTAGTGATACGGAAATCATCAATGTAGCCGTTGTAGTCACGGCCAGAAAAGGACAAATTATTTCCAATAATCCAATCACCGCCATCAAACACGGCACTTGCTTGACCAGAATTTGTGGCTCCTTGTTGAGTGCCGTTTATGAAGAAACGTGACCCAGATGAATCACGACTCAATGCCAAGTGATGCCAAACTCCATTCTTGTATCCACCAGCAGAGCTTGCATGAATAAGGCCAGAGCCTCCATTGTAAATTTGAATCACGCCATTTCCAGCGGATGAGTTTATAAGGATTGTAAAACCACCTCCACCGCTTTCATTGCTAAAGAACGTTGCATATTGTGTTGATGAGGACGTTTGAAACCAAAACTCAAACGTGAACGCTCCTGTATCAAGTGTAATATTTGTGGCTTTCCAATGTTTTAAATAATCTCCAGTCCCATCAAACGCCAAAGACCCTGTTCCATACTTCTTAACACTTGTAGAAATCTGTGCGTTACCCACAGTTTCTAAGTCGTTCATCATGGCGTTGTCAAAGATTGCGCCATTGGTGTAATTAAGCAAAATGCTGGTGTTAGTGATTGCTGTCAGGGGTGCAGTGGGAGGTGTGAAAGCCGCTGTGTAGACGGCTGTACCTTTGACGATACGAGCGTCAGTCATGTACCCGTTAAAAAAGTTAAACCCTCCACCATAGGCTTCACCCCCAAACCACAACGCTGTCCCTGCCGCTGGCAATGTGACAGAAGCAGAAGCATCAGTTGCTACAGAAACTCCGTTTACATACATAGTTGCAGTAGAGCCTGAACGAACAACCGCAACATGATTCCATGCGCTTGGTTTCATTGCACCAGCCGCAGTCATCTGAATAGCGTATGAAGTGCCATCTCCCGCATAAAATCTAAGTTCAGTACCACTTAAATAAATAGCATAAATAAAATAATTTAGAGTGGCTTCTAAACAAGATAGGGGTCTTTGGTCGCCAACAAATGTGCCATACAGCCAGCACTCTATTGTGAAATCCCCTGCACCTAATGTTAAAGGTGTTGACATGGGAGTGGTCAAATAGTCAGTTGTTCCATCAAAGTATCCTGACCCACCAATCACGCTTGTGGAGTAGGCGGTAGAAGTACCAAATGGGTTGAATCGTTGAACGCTTGGCGTTCCTGTGATAGTTGATGAAAAAGCATTTGCGCTATTGTCAACAAAACGATTGCTTTGGCAAACCAATAGTTGTGTGTTTGTGATTGCTGTTAGGGGTGTAGTGCTTGGCGTAAAAGAACCTGTGTAAACTGCTGTTCCTTTGACTACACGAAAATTGGATATGTATCCATTAGTGTAATAGCCACTTACAGAACCGCCCACATTAAATGATTCTGTATTGTTAAAATTTGTACTGTTAGAAACAGAACCGACTGAAGTACCATTTAAATATAAAGTCAATGTCCCACTATTTCTAACAAGAGCATAGTGATTCCATGTGCCTAATGTACTTGCAGAACTTGCTGTAATGACTACAGAGCCAGCGGCATAAATTAGTAATGTCCCTGTTCCAGTATTTGTTTGAACTAACAAACCACCAGCGTTGTTGTACCCTTTTGTAAAAATTGTTTGGTAGTTTGAAAGACTGGAAAAGTTAAGCCAAAATTCAATAGTGAAATCACCAGTACTCATTTGGAGTGCTGTATTGTTTGCAACTTGTAAATAACTTGAACTAGGAAAGTAATTAGACCAATTAGACCCATAAGGCGAGAAAGAACCTTGGGTTGTATTGCCGTTGCGAGTAATGCTAAAGTTGTTTGTACTGCTGTCTAAGAATGTATTGTTCTGTGCGCCATTAGTCCCATCACCATGCAAGAGCATAGTGACGTAGTTAAACTGACCATCTGGTGCGCTACCAGAGACTGAATCTGTTTTAGATGCTGCAAACATTTATCAGTCCTTATGGTGTGTAGTTCTGACCAACATTGACACCATACCAGTTAGTGCCATCAGCAAAGAATGAATAAATATCTTGTCTGCTTGCAGTCGCTGTGATTGTTGGGTTTGTACCGCCAGGCCACTTAACAGTTGACCAAGTGACTGTGCGTGAGCCTGTGGCATCTTGCTTTAAGAACATGATGAAAGACTTACCACTTGTTGCCGTTGGCATTGTGATTGTGGCATTGCCTGTCAGGGTAATGATTTGGACTGTGCCGTTGGTCAGGTCTATTGTGATGGCCGTGCTGCTGTTTGCACTGTATGGTGTTTCAACATAATTAGTCACAGTCGGGTTTGTCAGCGTCTTGGCACTCAATGTCTGGGTGTCTGTCGTTCCCACAATCGCACCACTAGGTGCAGTCACCGCAGTGAATGCTGATGTGCCGTTACCCTTCAAGATGCCGGTCAAAGTGCCTGCACCAGAGCCGCCTTGGCCCACTGTCAGGGCTGTGGTCAGTCCAGTCAATGAAGTGATATCGCTGTTTGCGCCAGAGGCCGCAGCGCTTAATGCTGTACGCGCATTGGCTGCTGTGCCTGCGCCAGTTCCACCTTTACTAACTTTCAAAAATGGGCCAGCATCAAACAATGCGTCAATTGAATCTAGGTCTGAATTGATCTTCGTTCCCCAGGTGTCGGTAGATGCACCAACTTCTGGTTTGGTCAGCAATAGATTCGTGGTGGTTGTATCAGCCATTTTTCACCTCATGCGGCAATTTGCCAAGATTCACTATTATCAGCAATTGGAGTCCAAGTTTCACTTGAATCACTAATTGCATCCCATGTTTCTGACTGGTCAGAGATCGGTGTCCAAGTTTCTGAATTATCAGATATTGCACCCCAAGATTCTGCCGTGTCACTTTCTGCTTCCCATTTTAGTCTTGCATTGACCGCCATGGATGATGTTTCTGTGAATGCCACAGCACCAGGCTGCCTGCGCTGCGTATCAATCACCATGGTGCTTGTGCCAGTCACAGCAAAGCCAGAATTGCCAATGATGCTGGTCGAGACTGTCAGTGTCGATGTGTCAGCAATGTCAAACGCACCAATGGCGTATCTGAGGCCATTCACCGCCAAAGTCGATGTGTCGCTGATGGCAGCTGCGCCCACCGCATAACGCACCCCTGCCACGGCCATGGTGCTGGTGTCGCTGATGGTGGCTGATGCAGTTGTCACCCTATTGGCCGCCACGGCCATGGTGCTTGTGCCGGTAATGGCCATTGCGCCATCGAATATCTCATTGGCCTGCACAGACATTGTGCTGGTGGATGTGATTGCTATGGCAGCAGACACATACCTGATGGCAGCCACCGCCATGGTGGACTGATCAAAAATTTCAAATTGGGCGTTGGAGACGGTAACACCAGCCACCGCCATGGTGCTGGTGTCTGTAATGTTTACAGCAGGCTCAAATGTGCCTCTGGAGTAATTGCCCTTGCCGTAAGAGCCGTAGCCGTAGCCTACCCTCGGATCAGAGTATTGGCCAACACCAAAATTCCCCGATCCATAGGCTGCCATATCAGGCCAAAGTGATGCTCAAGGATGCAGCTGGGATGCGCAAGACATCGCCATCATTGATGGTGCGCGCTGTGGTCAATGGCGCCCAGGCGAGTAAATTTCCTGATGTGCTTGCGTCAAAAATGCCAGCCCAGCCCACTGATCCCCAGTTACCGCCAGAAGCAGCTGCAAACTCGATGGCCGCTGCATTGGTGAATGTTGTGGCCGTGCCAGAGCCGGAGATCGTGCCAGTCACCACTCGCGCATAGCCGCTGCCAGACACTTCAGTGCCGCCACCCGTGTCGCTTGGTGCAGCCGTGAATAGGCCAACATACCAAGCAGTAGGGCGCGTGGCCGTGCTGGTCGTAAATAAAAAAGTTAAAACTAGGTTTTCGGTGTAGTCGCTGAAAGATGACATGGTCTAGTCCTTATCCAAAAGTCTTTGCACGGGTCAGTAATGCACCACCAGAGGATGCACCGCGATCATCGGCAGTTTGTAAATCATTTAAGGCTCGCTCATACAGCGTTGCCCATGTCTGGATTCTCGCATCATCTTGCAAGTATGGTGCAGCCTGGAGCAATGCTCCATACAGATAAATGTCGGGGCTTGATGACAAAAGCCAGTTGCTTGCCACACTGCTTGATAACTTTGTCAACTTTGCGTAATAGGTCAGCTCAGTTGTGTAATTTGCATCTGGCGTTGGGACAATTCGGAATTGGCCACCAACAACACCAAAAAATTTTGGTTTGCCACTGGCCGTGTAATTAGCCGCTTCATTGTCCAAGGCATCAATGCTCAAAAACTGCAATGGGGTCTGGGGGTTTGTGCTTGTGAGCTTGAGGGATTTGGTTTCAAGAAAGTCGCTTGGCACAGCGCCATATTGCGCATCAAAAGACGCGTTGGCCCTGACGATCATCTGCCTGGTGCGCAGCGTTCTTTCAATTTGTGCTTCGGCCAGAGAGATAAAGTCAGGAATGGCTGTCGTCAGGTCCGACCGATTAAGCCAGTCACCAATGGATGTCTTCAGTTCTGTGTATGTGCTAAGTGCCATTATTGGGCCTCTTTTTCCATTTCCTCTTTCACAATCCAGGTGTGTTCATGGCGAAATTCAAATGTGCCAATGTGGCCAATTTCCTTTGAAACGTCATGGTCGATGTAGACTTTGTAGCCCAGCTCTTGCGCTTTCTTACAAAAGAACACATCCTCACCCATGTAGCCCCGTGTGGTCTGCCATGGCATATCAAACCATGGCTCGCTCATGCCCTCAAACACCTCGCGCTTGATCAGCATTATGCCCGTTCCAATGCTTCCCACCTCTTCCA